CGCGTTGCGGGCGAAGGCGCAGCGGATGCTCCCCCGGGCGCAGCGTCTCGCTCACCAGGCCGGCGCGAAAGCGTTCGCCGAGGAGCTCCACGTCGAGTCCGGCACCCGCCCCGGCACCCAGGCGGGCGGGTTCAAACGCCCCTACGCCCGGATCGCCGCGGACATGACCGAGGACATGAAGGACAAGGACGCTGGCGCGTCCCTGACCCGCACGATGATCATGCGCAGGGCGTCCCGTGCCTAGCTGGCCCGACATCGAACGCGCCGTGGTGGCGTGGTTCGCTCCGCTCGGCCGGCCGGTGTACACCGAGACGGGGCCCACCGTCCCGACCGAGTACCTCACCGTGGAACGGGTCGGGGGCGTCGGCACCAGCATCGACCGGGACGTCGACGTCGAGATCTCCGTGATCGCCGTGACCCGGACCGCCATGTGGGACCTCGTCGCCGATGTCGAGGCCCGGGTCCGGGCGCTCGCCGCGAACGGTGACCCGTTGGGGGTGCCCCCGTTCTACGTGGATGACATCGCCGAACGGTTCGCGTTCGCGTTCGACCCGTACCCGAACACTGCGGCCCGCCGTGCGACCGCGACGTACACCCTGACCGTCCGCCCCCAGTAGACGGTCCCACCCGCGACCGGACAGGAAACCTCCTGGCCGTCGATCCAGCACACCATCAAATTTCCAGGAGGAACCATGCCTGTCGTCACACCCACCCTGAACGACCTGAAGGTCCGCAAGTGGGGGACCATGAAGTTCATGATCGCGGACTCTGACGCGACCATCCCCGACGAACTGTTCGGTGGGGACTACCTGCCGATCGACCTTCCTCCCACCGGGTTCAAGGACCTCGGCTGGGTCACCACGGACGGCATCTCAGCCACCGATTCCCTGACCTCGGAGTCCGACTTCGGCCTGCAGTCCCTGGAGCCGACCCGCGCGGACCTCACCGGCCGGGAGCGGTCGCTCGCGGTGGTGTTCAAGGAGTCCAACGCCTGGGTGAACGCCCTGTTCCACCACAAGCTGGTCTCGGAGTTCGACGCGTCGCGTGACGCGGCGTGGGACTTCACGGACTCGGCACTGTCGGAGCTGCCGGAGTACCGGATCCTGCTCGCCGCGCAGGACGGTGTCGGGGACGCCGCGGTGTACCGGTTCGAGGCGGCCTACCGGGCGAAGGTGACCGCGAAGACCGACCGGGCCCTGTCGCGTGCCGCGGAGACCTTCGGGTTCACGTTCGGACTGTTCCGGGACCCGGTCCTGGACAAGACGTTCCGCCGCGCGGAGGACGGGCCGTCGATGCACGGTACGTCGCTGCTGCCAGTGGTCTCTGCCGCGACCCCGTCGGGTGCCACCGTCGGCGACGTCCTGAAGGTCTCGGGCAACCGGTTCACGGGTGTCACCGGGATCACCCTGGACGCCGTGTCGGTCACGGAGTACCAGGTCCACGACACGAACACGATCTACCTGGTGATCCCCGCGGCAGTCGCGGGCGCCGCGGACCTGATCGTCACCACCAGCGCGGGTGCGTCCAACACCTTCGCGTACACGGCGGCCTGAGTCGCCAACTGACCGGGTCTGGCCGGGCGTCGTGGGGAACCGCGCCCGGCCGGACCCAACCAAAGGTTCCCCCGTGTTCCCCACCAGTGAAGGAAGGTCATCATGTCGAAGCCGAACAAGCGCCGGATCCGGATGGACCAGTTCAAGGCCCAGATCACCGAGCAGGTCCTCCCGGACGACGCCCTCATCCCGGTGGAGCTGTCCGAGGACGTCACCGTTTACATCAAGATCCCGATCCTCCTCGACGAGGAGGACGACTTCCTGGAGCGACTCCAGGCCTGCACCACCCAGAAGGATGTCGCGCTGGTGATCCTTTCCGGAGGTGACGCCGACCCCGAGGAGCAGTGGAAGCAGTGGCAGCTCGCCGGGTACGACGGCGTCGACCTGGTGAAGCTGTTCAACTCCGAACGCGCAGCAGCGGAGGACCGGCTCAAAGCGTTTCGATACAAGGGCTGAACAACTCCAACACCTGATCGGGGATGCCCCGGAACCCATCGAGGCGTCCCTCCTCCAGGCCTACGCCCCCCGGGACCCGATCGCGGAGTTCCTACGGGGGGACGTCACGGCCCGCCAGTTGCGGGTCATGATCGAGCACCTGCCACCGAACTCGCCGTGGCACCGCTCCCAGAATGGGCCGTGGGGCGACCAGGAGCGCTTGTTGCACCAGATCGAGTCCCGCCTGCGGGACCTCGTGGTCATCGACCGGACCGCGCTCGCCGCGCTCGCCGCTGGCTTCCACATTCAGGGCACCGTCGAACCTCCGGAACCGACGTACCTGCGGGTCCCGCATCCGGACGTCGACGATGAGGGGCCGTCGCCGGAGCTTGATGCGGCCATGGCCGAGTTCGAGCGGTTCTTCCACGAATGACCCGACTCCTGAGGGGAGGTCCCGCGCATGGCCGGTGACGCCGTCTGGTTGGATGTCCTTCCCAATTTGGGGAAGTTCGCGGCCGACCTCGCGAAGGAGTCGACGGCTGCGGCGAAGAAGGCTGGGACGGCGTCGGGCACCCAGTGGGCGAAGTCCTTCGAGGGGTCGGCCGGTGATTCCGGTTCGAAGGCTGTCGTCGCCGAACTGGAGACGGCGGCGAAGCGGACGAAGAAGGTCGTCGACGATCAGACGGCGGCGATCGGGAAGGCGCGGGCGGCGCAGCGTGAGGCCGCGGCGAAGGTCATCGAGGCGGAGGATCGGCTGGCGAAGGCCCGCGCGTCGGGGGACACGTCGAAGGTCGCGGCGGCGGAGTTGCGGGTGGAGGCCGCCCGGGATCGGTCCAGGTCCGCGGCTGGGAAGCTCGAGTCCGCTGAGGGTCAACTGCGGTCCGCGCACGCCGAGCACAAGACGGTCACCGGGCAGCTGGAGAGCGCGACGAAGGATCTCCGGGAGGAGACCGAGAAGGCCAGCAAGAAGGCAGCGGAGGGCGAGGGTGCGTGGGGAAAGCTGACCACGGCGGTCGGGTCCGCGAAGGGGAAGTTCGATGAGGCCACCGGTGGTATCGGTGGGATGGTCGGGAAGCTGGCCGGTGCCGTGGGTGCCGCCGCCCTGTTCGGCGAGGCCTGGTCCCAGAACATGGACCTCACCCAGGGGACCGCGAAGGTCTCCGCCGCCCTGGATCTGACGGCGGAGCAGTCCGCCGTGGCGGGCGACGTCGCCGGGGCGCTGTACGCCGACTCCTACGGGGAGTCCTTGGCGGACGTGTCGGCCGCTGTGGGCACGGTCATGTCGTCCTTCGGTGGGATGAAGGACGCGTCAGTTGAGGACCTGCAGGTGGTCGCGGCGCAGGCGATGTCTCTGGCGGACGTCTTCAACCTCGACGTCTCCGAGGCGTCGGTCGCGGCTGGCAAGCTCATCGACGTCGGGTTCGCGGGCACTGCGACGGAGGCCTTCGACCTGGTCGCTGCTTCCCTGCAGCAGGTCCCAGAGGCGTTGCGTGGTGACGTCCTGGACGCGTCGAACGAGTACTCCGGGGTGCTGGCGGCCCTGGGGTTCACCGGTGAGGACGCCATGGGCCTCCTGGTGCAGGCCTCCGAGGGTGGCACGATCGCGATCGACAAGACGGGCGACGCCCTGAAGGAACTCTCGATCCGCGCGACCGACATGTCGACCACCTCGGTCGCCGCCTATGAGGCAGCAGGGTTGAACGCGGAGGACATGGCGGCCCGGTTCCTCGCAGGTGGGGACACCGCGAAGGGCGCGATGGACGAGATGGTCCAGGGCCTGTTGTCGATCGAGGATCCGGTGGCTCGGTCGAACGCGGCCATCGGACTGTTCGGCACCCCCCTGGAGGACCTCGGGGTCAACGAGATCCCGACGTTCCTCGAGGGGCTCCTCCACATGGACGAGGGCCTCGGGGACGTCGCCGGCTCGGCCGCCGAGATCGACGACAAGATGGCCGCCGCGGTCGACCCGGTGGACGCCCTGAAACGGGGCTTCGTGGGGATGCTGACCGAGGGCCTGGAACCGCTGCTGGGACCGGTGACGTCGTTCCTGACGTGGGCGAAGGACACCCCCGGTGTGATGACCGCGGTGGGTGTGGCGCTGGGGATCGTGGCAGTGGCGTGGGCGGCGATGACGTTGGCGGCGTCCCCGTGGTTGGCGATCGGCGCCGGGATCGCCCTGGTGATCGGTGGGATCATCCTCGCGGTCAGTAACTGGGGCACGATCATGGATTGGCTCACCGAGAAGTGGGAGCCGATCGCCGCGTGGTTCTCGGACAAGTTCGACGCGGTGAAGGAAGGTATCTCCACCGCGTGGCAGGGCGTCAAGGACGGTCTGAAGTCGGGGTGGGACTGGATCAACCTGAACGTGTTCGACCCCATCAAGGCCGGTGCCGGCTGGGTGGCCGACAAGTTCACCGAGACGAAGGACAACGTCGGAGAGGCGTGGCAGGGCGTCAAGGATGGTCTGAAGTCGGGGTGGGACTGGATCAACACCAACGTGTTCGACCCGTTCAAGCGCGGCCTCGAGATAATCGGGGAGGCCTTCGACACGACCCAACAGTTCATCAAGACGGCATGGGACAAGATCAAGGCCGCCGCGGCGGTGCCGGTGAACTTCATCATCGAGACCGTCTACACCAACGGCATCAAGGCCGTGTGGGACAAGATCGCCAGCGCGGTCGGCCTGACGTCCTTGAAGCTCCCCACCGTCTCCCCGATCAAGTTCGCGACCGGCGGGTACACCGGTGACGGCGCGAAGGACGAACCGGCCGGGGTGGTCCACAAGGGCGAGTACGTCATCCAGAAGGAAAAGGTCCCCCGCTTCCGCCACCTCCTCGAAGCCATCCACACCGGCCGCGAGGTCCCCGGATACGCCACCGGTGGCGAAGTCGAACCGTCGTTCTGGGACAAGGTCGGCGGGGTCGTCTCGTCTGTTGGGTCCGGGATCAAGGACCTCGTCGTCAACGTCGCATCCGTCCTGTCCGACCCAGTCGGGTCTCTGAAGACCATGCTCTCGGCTCCCGTCGAGGCGCTCCTAGGTCAGATCACCGGCGGGCAACTCGGCCAGATGCTCGTCGAAATCCCCCGCACCGTCGTCGGCGGGATCATCGCGAAAGCCAAGGATCTCGTCGCCAACCTGTTCGGTGATGGCGGCGAGGGCATCCCCCTCGGTTCCGGGTCCTGGGTCCGCCCGTCTCGCGGGACCATCACCTCCGGGTACGGGTCCCGGTGGGGTGCGTTCCACAACGGCGTCGACTTCGGTGGGAACCTGCCCGTCTACGCCGCCGGCGCCGGCCAGGTGCGCCGCACCGGGTGGAACGTGGGGTATGGGAACACCGGCCTCGGCGTCCTCCTGTCCCACGGTGGCGGCTTGGAGACGTACTACGGGCACGCCGACCCGGGCGAGATCCGTGTCCGCGCCGGCGAAACCGTCGCCGCGGGCCAGCACATCTCCTGGGGGGGCAACACCGGGAACTCCACCGGCCAGCACCTGCACTTCTCGTTGTTCCAGAACGGCAAGTCCCTCAACCCCTCCCGCATCGGCGTCGCCGACCGCGGGGGGTACCTCAAGCCCCGCGACGTGGCCACGAACTTCACGACCGAGATGGAACCGGTCCTGACCGGCCAGCAGTGGCGGGACATCTCCACGCTCGCTGCTCGTGGCGCGGAGCAGGGCGGGTCGGGGTTGCCGTCCCACATCACCCTCGTGGACGAGTCTGGCGGCATCCTGACCCGGGCGCGGGTCGTTGCGGGCGAGGTCCTGACGGGTGAACTGGCCGGCGTGACTCGGGTGAAGCGTGCGAAGGGGTTGTCCTGATGGTCACATGGGGTTCAGCGAGCCTGCCCGCGGGGGAGACCAACGCCTTCTACGCCGGTCTGGCGATCTCCCGGTCCGGCAAGACGGTCACGGTCGAGGCGTGGGTCAAGGGCACCTACTCGGTCATCAACGACTCGCAGACCGCCACCCTCTACAAGGACAGCGTCTCCCAGACCACCCGCAGCCATGTGATGAACGGGCCGGAAGCGGTCCAGATCGGCTCCGACTACTCGTTCACCGGGGCCGCGAACACCACCTACGCCATCAAGAACACGGTCACCGCGATCTACAACGGGGCCACCCCGACGGTGACGGTGAACGTGACGATCCCCCCGGACGTGCCGGCCGCACCGACGTCGGTGACGTTGACGCGCGTGTCGGACACCCAGCACACGGTGTCGTGGACGCGGAATGCGACCACGGGGGCGCCGTACACGAACCTGGTGGTGGAGCGGTCTCTGAACGGCGGC